ATTGAGGATGTATTCTTAATGCCAGAAGGTGCTACGTTAGAAGGCCAAGAGTTGACAGAAAAGAATGTTGCAGAGTTGTGTATGAGAGAAGGTTATAAGTTCTCTCCTAGATTACACATCAATTTGTTTGGCAATTCGTGGGGTACCTAAAATGATTAAGTATACTAATGAACAATACGTGAGAGATCTTGCAAAGATTAAAGATGAGATAGAGTCGATGATCATGCGCGGTCATGTTAATATCAACATTGTAGGCCTCCATAGAGGATCGTTACCTATGGCTGTACATCTATCTAACATCCTCCCTGCCAAGATGTCGATTGTTAATTATCAAACCCGAGACGGCGATTCTACAGAACCTGTTTTCGCTCTTGATACTATTGCTTTAGGGGATACTATTATCGTGTTGGATGATATTTACGATTCTGGTAAGACTATTAGAGACACTGTTGCTATGATTAGACAGAAGTATCCTGATCAATACGTTAAACCTATGGTGTTGTTTGGAAAAGATAATGAAGATGACTGTTCGTGGGTAAGAGAGCATACTGGTGAGTGGATTAATTTCCCTTGGGAAGTTGAGCTTAATTAACGGTCATCGAGTCCACATGCACTTATAAATAGTATTATATAACTACAAGGATACTAATATGAAAAAATATTATTACATATATAAAACTACTAATAACATCACAGGCAAAATCTATATAGGAAAGCGGTATGGAACATTAGATGAGTCTTATTATGGGTCTGGGGTGCATATTAAAAGATCTATAAATCATCATGGACAGTCTAACTTCACAAAGGATATATTAGTTATTACTGACAACTTCTATATAGATGAACTAGAGAGAAATATGATACAACATTTTAATTCTCAGGACCCCTCAGTGGGGTATAATATATCTAGTGGAGGAGATGGGGGGGATACTTACCAAGGGAGATCGTGGAAAGAAGTTTCTAACACACAAGTGTATAATCGTAGAGTTCAAAAGAAGAAGGAGCGAGACGCTGTATATTGGACTGATGCTAATAGAGCTTTATTAGGTGAGGCGGTTAAATCTAAACAATGGACAGGAAGTCGAGGCGCTAAAAGAAGAGAAGATCATAGAGAGCGCATTACAGGGTCCAAAAACCCGGGTGCTAAATCATATGAACTTACCGACACTGATGGTAATGTTATTAGCACGAGTTGTCTCAAAAGTTTTTGTGAAGATAATGGATTAGTAACATCTACTGTTAGAAGATTTGTTGGTGTTGGTAAGATAGAGAGGAAATCAAATAAAGATCATTCGTTTAAAAACTGCCACACTAAGCGTTTCTTAAATGGGTGGGAAATAATTGAAAAAACTGTTGACATTACAGCTTAGATAGTGTATAATGACTATATTAATCACACAAAGGAGAAAAAATGATTATTAGAAAGAAGTTTAAATTTGAAGGTGCACACATAGTGCGTAATTGTTCTAGTGAACGGTGTAAGTTTTCTATACATGGTCATAGCTATGTTGTAGAGGTATTCTTCACTGGTGCAGGATTAGATAATGGTCAGATGATTATGGACTTTGGTCTCATGAAGAGTACTATTGGTGATTTTGTAGATTCATTCGATCATGCATATTCTATGTGGGATAAAGAAAGCGACGAATTTAAAGAGTTTATTCATAACAACTCAGCACGATACATTAACATGCCAGTAAGTCCAAGCGCAGAAGCATATTCACTTATGATGTTCAAAGTAATCGATGCAATCGTTAATAATACTGAATTCAATAATGGTGAGAAGGATGTTGAGTTGTATGCTGTTAGGGTACACGAAACATTATCTGGATATGCTGAATCTCGTAGAGAAGATATGAATTGGGTTGATTGGGGTATTAAAGATATCACGTTCAGTGATGATATTAAGAGTGAGTGGAAAGATCCTGAGATGTTTGATAAGCTATTAGCAGGTGAGAAATTTATTAATGATAAAGTGGAGCAACAAGTATAATGCACGACAAAAGTAAACAAAACGAGTCTTTAGGTAAACAAGTAAATGAGTATTTAGTTAAAATGGGAGTACAAACTCCAATGACAGATAAAGTACACGTGAATGATCAAATCAAGATCAATGCTATTAGACGAGATGTTGAATCAACTCTTAAAGAATTGGGATTAGACTTAACTGATGATTCATTAATTGATACACCTAATAGAGTAGCTAAGATGTATGTTAATGAGATCTTTTCAGGATTGAGAGCAGACACGTTCCCTAAGTGTACAGCGGTAGATAATAAGATGACACAAGGAGATGAGTTTGTGGTAGAAAGAGATATTACTTTATTCTCTGATTGTGAACATCACTTGCGACCTATCATTGGTAAGTGTCATGTAGCATACATTCCGAAGAAGAAGGTGTTGGGTCTATCTAAGATGAATCGATTAGTTCAATACTTTGCACGACGTCCTCAAATTCAAGAACGCTTGAATCAACAGATTGCTCATGCTATGTCATTCATCACTGAATCAGACGATATCATCGTAATGGTTGATGCAGGTCACACTTGTGTAAGTCAACGTGGTGTTATGGATACTAATTCAACTACTGTTACTTTAACTGCCTTAGGTAAGTTTGGTGAACCAAATTCGCCATTAAGAGCAGAAGCATTAGCAGCTTTCACTAGGAAGTAATGGAACGCAAATCTAGAGGAGTTTATAGCGTTTGGGATGGAGACCAATGTGTATACGTTGGATCCACCTCTTTAAAGCTTGAGTGGTTAGAGAATAACCACAGGGAGTGGCAACGCAAAGGATATTCTCCTACTAAGTTCAGACAAGCTCTTACTTCCACTCGTGCAAATGAGTCATGGGTATTCAAGTGGGTAGTTGAACCAAAGAATAACCTGACTCAAGCTTACATTGAGATTCAAGAAGAAGGGTTCATTCAATGGTTGAAACCAAAGTACAACGTTGATTTCAATCCGTATGAGTCATCCATTAGTTATGGCAGATATGGCAGATGCTGTTGACTTCTAACTCATTATAGGGTATAATACATAGTATGAAAATAAAAAAACAAATGATATGGGTTAGGTTTACAAAGGAAGGAATTCATAAGTTCCCTGCTGCGCTGACTGAACCTGAGTTGAGTGAAGTTAAGTTCTTAGGTTACGACCATAGACACATCTTTCATTTTAAAGTAGGTATTGAAGTTAAGCATGACGATCGGGACATTGAGTTTATTCTATTCAAGAGATGGTTAGAGAGCTTATATGAAGATTCTACGTTAGAATTGGACTTTAAGTCGTGTGAGATGATATCTAATTCACTTTGCGATGCTATTAATTATAAATATCCTCATAGAGACATCACTATTAGTGTGTCAGAAGATAATGAAAACGGATCATATAAGGAGTATACAAATGAAGACATTTAAAGAAGTTAGAGAAGGTAAGAAAGATAAGGAAGCAGAGATGTTTGCATGGGTTGTTGATAATATGGAAAACTCTAACCACAATCATGGTAAGATGAAGAAAGAATTTACTAAGATTTTCGGTGCTGCAGCTACAAAGAAACATTGGGACGATATGGTCACTATGGCTATGGGTGGCTAACACGTTGTATAGTTAGACTTCTATAAAAAGTCATTTTGAATTATATTATGGAGTAACATTATGAGATTTTGTCACATATCACCACCTGCCTTCGCAGGCTACGCAGCAAACAAAAGTGGTCTCCACTTAACCTTAGCACACCTTGTTGAAGAGCAAGGTGCTGCATATTGTAACACCTTCCAAGACGGTAAAGACATTATTTTAGATAATTCTGCCTTCGAGATGTACAAGCAAGGTCGTCCAATGTATCCCTCAGATAAACTATTAGAAATGGCTGAACAGATCAATGCTGATTATATCGTAATGTCTGATTATCCTGGGGAGCCTGGTCAAAAGACTATTGATGCAGCGAAGAAGTTAGGTCATATCTTTAAAGAGGCAGGATACAAAACGTTCTTCGTTCCTCAGTCAGAAGTAGGTGATTTTGATGATTACGTTGAAACCTTTAAGTGGGCACTTAAACAGGATTGGATCGATCTAATCGGTGTATCCATTCTTGGTGTTCCTAACGCTTATGGTGTAGAGAAAGATAACAACTTACAAAGGTTCTTATCAAGGTGGCACATGATGAAGTATCTTGAGGATGAAGGCATCTTAGCTGATACAGATGAGAAGCGTTTACATTTCCTTGGTATGGTAGATGGTCCTAATGAGATTGATCTTGTAAGACCTTACCACTATTACATTAACAGTTGGGATACGTCAGCAGCAGTATGGGCTGGTATGAATGATATCATGTTCGATGAAACTCCAACAGGATTAGAGTTTGGTAAGTGTGAAATAGAGGTTGACTTTAATGAAAAAGAATGGTATAATCAGCATCAGGTTGAGGCTAATGTTAGCTTCATTAATTGGAAAGAAGGAGTAGAGATTTGAAACATATTATGGGACCTAACTCAGGGTCGAAATTGAGTGGTGTAAGAGAAGGTGATGTTCAACCTAACGCGGTTGACTTACGTGTAGATAAGATCTTTCGTATTGAAAGTAACTTATTTACTATTAACGAAGATGAGAAGATCCATCGTGGATCTACAGAGTTGCATCCTAATGAGAAAGGTAATTGGTTCTTACCAACAGGTCTGTATGAAGTGATCATGGAGAATACTATCAAAGTTGGTATGAATGAATCAGGTTGGGTTATCACTCGATCTACATTAAATCGTAATGGTGTGTTCTTAACATCAGGTCTATACGATTCGGGTTATGATGGGTGTATGGCTGGTTGTATGCATGTTGCTGTAGGTGATATGAAGCTTACACGAGGTACACGTATTGGCCAGTACTTATCATTTGATTCAGAGTCTCTTCATTCATATGATGGTGATTACGGCACTAATAAAGCACACGACGATAAGTATATATGATAATCGCATTAACAGGTTTAGCAGGGTCAGGTAAAGATACTGCTGCTGAGATTATAGCAGAGATTCTAGGGGGAGCTGCCATTGTAGCTCTTGCTGATCTACCTAAAGAGATGGCTGCTAAACACTTTAATATGCCAAAGAGCATGTTTTACGATAGAAAGTTTAAAGATTCAACAATGATTATTCCACACGAAGATGGATACAGGTACACATACACTGGACATGGTGATATAACACCCCGCGAGCTATTAGTATCTTGGTGGGATGAGTTGTTTGAAGAACATGGATCTGATTACTCATTACGAATGAACATTAAAAAGATTAATGATATTGACGAGAAGAATATAATCATTTCAGACATTAGATATCCAATTGAATTTGATTGGATAGACAATGAAGGTATTACATTATTAAATATACAAAGAGATGCAGTTGAGAAGACTATCGATCATGTTACTGAATCAGTAACTATGAAAGGTTATGCGGTGGATAATAATGGATCAATTGAAGATTTAAAAGTTGTATTGACTGATATGTTCATGAACCCACAATCTTTTGTATAAATAAACCCATAGGATGCCTTCGGGGTCCTA